ATCATACGCCGCAATCTTGAGTGGAGTATCGGCACTTGGCTTACTCTTAATATTTGCAAGATCGACATACCACGCCTTTTCCAGACCCTTGATCTTCTGTCCTGCCATAAAGGTTACAGGAGATGCAGGTAAAATCTCGTGGTCGTGGTAGAAACGGAGAAGAGGGGGAAGATTGGCCTCATAGATCTTGTAGAGAGCCTTGCCATCCTCATATGCGTCTTTGGCAACCTTGACTGCCGTCCTGAAATCTTTCATAGACTCCACCTCCACCTTCTGAACCTTCGTGGGAACATAAGCACTGTATCCTGCAAACACATCAAACTTCTCTAGATGAGTGACCTTAATCTTTGAAATACCGTGATCTTCGCTTGAGAAATCATACTCTGAAGCCACATAGAAGTATGGTTTGTAACCTCGAACGCGGAGCATCGCCACACTCCCTTCATCCGTTCGGCCGTAAATATCAATGACAAACTTTCCAAATTCGTCATGATCGATCCAGTCGCATGGCATGAGAACGGACATCCTGTTACTTTTGACTGTTTACCTCCCCGAAAGTTTATCCGTTTTAGATAATAAGCGTAAGCATGACCGACCAGGAGCCTCAGACATCAAACCCGCTTTCGTGGTTTTATGCGCCTACTCGCTACAAGTCTGATGTAACGCAGATGGATTATGATTTTCGCGATAACAAAGCCCAACAGGACTATCATATGAGCACAGCTCGCCCTGCTCCCCAGCCCTGCCAGGATTTTGACCGTGTTGCTGACTTTGCATCTTCGTTCGTCACTATGAATTACACGGGTAACTTTGGAAATACAGCGGCGGGTGGATGCGATGTTGATCTGTATTCCCGCCTCGCACTGGGAGATCCTGGCACCCAGCGCCTGAAGGGACACCAGCAGACCTTTGCTCGCCCGTGGGCTACAACTCCCAATATGGGTGGCGGCCCCTCTGCGGCGAACAAGGATACTGAGAGCCAGTTGATTCAGAGCGCGCCTATTCGCACGCGCAAGGAGTGCTCAACAGTGACTGACAAGTTCTTTCCCCAACAGTTTGATCCTCTTCTCCAAGAGGTGAAGGATGAGATGCGGGCAGTAAATAGTTTTGTTCAGCCTTGGTCTCGTGGTGGCGATCCAACGCGTCTTGTTCGTCAGAAAGCAGTCTCAGAATAAACAAAGAAATGAAAGTTGTATTTTTCGCACAGGTCATGCCCGACCCGTGCGGGGCTTTCTTTCACGACGTCGCTATTGCAAAAGAATTGCAACGTCGTGGTCATACTGTAAGCTTCGTGACGACAAATCGAGGTCGTGGCCCTATTCGTGGAGTATATCGTAATCTTCCGTGGGTTTATTACACGAATGCTGAGAATGAACTAAATGGAGCAGGAGTATGGTCAACTCCGCATTTTCCAATGATAAACATTGTGCGTCGTCTGAATGAACGGTTCCAGAAACCACTTGTGACCACTATGCATTTTGGAGAAGATGTCAATAATATTACTCCTTATCAACGTGCAGGTCAGTGGACAGATATTCTCTGGATTATTTCCAATCATATTCGCAATCATATTGTGAATACTGTCACCATTTCTCCTACATTTCGGATCGTAGAGGCTATTCGCCCCGCTATGATCGAAAATGATATTAAGTTTCAGGAAAAAGGAACTGTTCCAACGGGAGATTGTATAACACTAATCAATGCCAATATTCTTAAAGGTCTTGCTCTATTTTTAGAGCTGGCGAATCGATTTCCAGAACGTAAGTTTTTGGGAGTCAGACCATACTACAACCGCATTGCCGTTCCTGAAAACATTCCAAATATCGAATGGATTGATGTTCAGGATGATGTGCGTGTGATTTTACAGCGAACACGTATTCTTCTTGTTCCATCCTTTTACGAAAGTTGGGGGCGTGTAGCGTTTGAGGCCATGTATAACGGAATACCTGTCCTTTACTCGGCACCTATGTCAAAGGAAAATCTGAACAATACACGTCCGTCGGGAACGACCGAGGGAATGAAGGAATGGATTGGGGATAGCCAATATGCTCTGGACTATTTCAAGATTGATGCTTGGGTGGATACAGTTAATGAGCTAGATGATGTTAATGTGTATGCTGAAGCCTCGCGGCGTGCCTATGAACAGACATATGGAATGAATGTATTTAATGATATTAACGATATAGAGCGAAAATTTCAAGAATACGCTATTCAGTTTGCGGTGTCGACTGAGAAACCGAAGGTGGGGGCACCGAATGCTCCTTACACTCCACAGATGAGGTTTGTTCCTCCTTCACGGGGTAATGCGATGCCTTTCCGCGGAGGTCGTTTCTCGCTGAAGCGCTGAGCATATCAGCCATAAGACGCCCCAACCGAATTCGCTCAAGAGTATCCGCATCATGACCAGCATCTACAATTGGCGGAGGCGGAATGTGCTTAGTACCCGAGATGGTAGGGACGATAGTAAGGATAGCAATTGCGTTTACAATACTTCCATTCTGATCGAGGAGAGCCTTCTCTGCATCCTTCTGTGACGCTCCTGTATACATCATAACCTGTTCAACTTGGCTCTTCATATTTTATGTATACTACATAAAGCACGAAAATGAAATTTATCGATGGACTGTGCCCGCCTGCACTTCTGTATGCTCTGTTTGTTGCCATCCAGCTTGGTCTAGATATTGCAGATTTTGCCTTCGTGACGGCCGCGACCAAGCTTGTGTTTGGCGGTGCCACGGTATTTATTCTCGACCTCCTCTGTCGCCTCAATCTTGGTATTGTTGCGTGGTTCCTGATGGCAATGCCCTTCATTGTTACGGCGCTCGGAACATCCATTGCTATTGGTCTCCAGCTCGACCGTGCAATGATGGAGGGTTTTACGGCGTAGATGACTACATTATAAAAATGTCGAATATCGAACAGACGATTGAGATTATTGGTAGTTGGATTCTTCGTGGACTTGTAACAATCTATCACACGGCCGAGGTGTGTGTGTATGGTCGTAACCCTAGGTTTGAAACTATGGCATGGTCGCTACACGATACGAGTGGTTACAAGATATCTGTATCGGAGTATCATGAACTAGATATTGGCGGAGGAGAGAGCAATTTTATTCTACATGATGTTCGTAAGACTCTTGGATTTCACCAGATTCACAAGCTTGCTGTTCACTGGGTCAATGGTGAGCACTGGCGATCACCATACATGCTTGCTGAACTGTTCATTGCTCCCCCTCCTCCGTGGTTGTATATTGGGTTTGGTCAGGATGTTGAACACCTGACAGATTGCACGGAAGAACTCAATTGCCTGATTGCCTACGATAACCTCGTGAACCCCGAAGTTCTCACTGCTCTTCTGCCAGCTTCTGAAGGAAACACGTGGTTCTATATTCATCCCAAGACGTTTGAGACTCTAGAATTTCCTGCCCAAGGTATTCTAATTGATGACCCACCAGCCCCCGAACTTCAGCCGTCTACGGCTACGAAGGATGATTGAACACCCAAATCATGGCTCGGTGATTTGGAAATATCTGGCCCTAGAAAAGACGCTCTGGTCTCCAAATTTTATTGACTACGCAATGACGTATGCGACCATTTTGATTCAACCGATTGGTCATGTTCTTTTCTGGGTGTGTTATCTTGGATTTCCCACACTCTATACATATTTTGGTGGAACTCATGATATGTCCTTCACCACTCTGGCCTGGTATATCGTTTCATCCATACAAGTTCTAGTAGGTGCTATTCAGCGCTGGAGCGAGGTGGTAGAACACTACAATCTCGGCACAACGATTCTTGTCTGGAAGATTCTCACCCATGCATTTGGGGTTCCTCTTCTTGATATTCAATCAAAGGATCATGGGCATCAGTATTTCAAATATGCAGCTGGGGCTTCACTCCTTCAGGACATCTGTTAGATTTCCGCCAAACATTCCCTGGAAACTCTTAACAAGTTCTGCACCCTGCTTGACCTGTGGGCCGAGGGAGGACAGTGTCTCCATGAGCTGGTGCTGGGTTTCCATCAACTCCTTTGTATCATCGCGCATCTGCAGAACCTGCTCGGGGTTCAGTTTCTGGAAAGCATGTAGTATGGTCGTTCCCGCATCCATGTGGGCGTCCATAGTATTATCCTCTGCCTTATCGCTCTTTGATGACGAATGGGGCTTCGGCTCATCACTGTCTCCCTTTCCCTTCTTGCTAGACTTCTTGTCCTCTGATTCATTTGGGTTCTCATACCCTTCACGAATCGCCTGACCAGACAGAAGCACAACAGCGGCAACTGTGGCAATACCAAGAGTTACAGCAACGGTAAGGGGCATACGAACTCCGTATCCAATAACCACCGTGATCAGAAGCAGCCAGACGGCCAAGTATCCTACACGACGTTGAACAAGGAATACGATGGAGATTAAGAGGAGTAGAGCTGCTACGGCTGTATCTACGTTCGCCTTCATTAATTCACTCAAAGATATTTATATCATACAACGGTCACAGGGCTTCCAACAGGAACAGTATCGGCTGTTCCAGCAACTCCACTTCCGTTGAATGTGTAACCTGCACGAGGCTGCTGCAGGGCAAGCGCGCCTCCACGGTGCTTACGACGACGTCCAGCTGTCTTCTTCGAATGATGACGGCGACGACGACCCCCTGCTAGCGTATTATTTCCTCCACGATTTCCCATTCCGCAGTCCTTGGATGTGTCGGAGTCCCAGAGAGCGTTGCCAGCATTGGGGCCACCAACATTCGAGAGGACAGAACCGCCAAAGCCGTAGCCACCTCCCTTCTTCATCGTATGGCGACGGCGACGACCAGCCTTCTTGACTTTCTTTGTAGTATGGAGTTTACGAGCCATTTGTATTTGTATGAGAATCTATTACAGGCGTCCAAGTCCCATCATCGTTCTGAACGCATTGGAGGGTAAACACTCTGCCAAAGGACCTCAAAGTTTTGGAAAGAGCTATTGTCCTCACTCGAAGGTATCCTACATCAGCAACCTTGTAAACATCAGGAATATCTGTTGCTAAAATCTCATACTTCAATGTTTCCTCTTCTTTTTTCTTGCATTCTGCAAAGATACCTTTCTCACCTTCCATATTGTTGTAATATTCGTAACCTCGAATATCAGTGATATCATCACGAAGTCGGATAGCGCGCGTCTCAAATTCAGGGCAGGGAGTATGGAGTGCAAAGATAGATTTTAGTATATCTTGTCTAGCACCGAAGGTAGTGTTCATAAACAAAGGAGTTCCATTCAACATCCACGCATCTGCTAGAAACACATGCGTAGGTGTATACTCAACACGGAGAATCGTATCCTCAAAACACCGTTCATCCCATACGAGCCGAACAGACTGGGGAACAGGGTTCTCCTTCCTGGGAACCCACAGAGCAATTGGCTTCGAGTCTTCATCGCGCGTTAAACACAACCATCCTGGAATTCCACCTCCTTGAGGAGCTTTTACTGCATAGTTCCCAACTTTTCCCTGACGAGTTAGACGAATTGAAGGATCCCAATTATACAGACTCTTTAACCGATTCATTACCTAGTATAGCGCACACTGTGAAAACGTCTACTGTGGTGGTGCAGCCTTTCCTCCAGAGAATCCTACACGATCTACATCTCGTGTCTCAATCGGTGGAGGAAGACCAGCCCCGCTAGGCTTGTTGACCTGAGGAATGTCATAGGAAGTTGGAGAAGCTGCCATACCTTGTGGCTTGTTGGACTGAACGATTGGGGGTGGCATATCATAGGTCGGAACGCTCATAGCCTGAGGCATCTCACGAGCCATAGAGGTAGGTGGCGGTGGCGGTGGCGGTGGCGGAGCTAGAGGTGGGGGCGGATTCGGCAGGATAGGAGCTGACACAACCTCTGGGATAATTGGGGGAGAGCGATCCACGTAAACAATCTTTGGCTTGGGTGGCTGGATAAGACGAGATACCCAAAAGACTCCTACGTGAAGAATTACAACAACCATAATTGTTGAAAAGGCAAGATAGACAATATCAGAGATCTCCATTCAGTGCTGAGTTATTCTATTGAAAGTTTTGTAAGGCCTAGAATTAAACACAAGACTATGTCTGATGCTGCCCCCGTCCCCGTCTCCGTGCCCGTACCTGCCCAAGTCGTAGCTGTTGTCGATTTCACAAACAAGTCCGAGCTGCTGAAGTTTGTGATCAAGAAGATCACCGAGGTCGAGATTCTTGCCGACCGCTCCGATGAGGACAAGGCCAAGTTTATTGTGGACGAGGTCAAGAAGGCCATTCGTGAGTCCCCCCTGTCCGAGGATCAGAAGACGGAGTTAGCTACGTGGTGCGACGTGTCCCTCCCCCACGTCATTGAAGCCGTTAAGCTCGTGAAGGCTGAGGCCTCGAAGGTCGTGAGCGTGGCGCTGGCTGAGGTGAAGAAGTGCTGCCCGTCGTGGTTTTCAGCTTCGAAGGCGAAGAAGGCTGTGGCCACACAGGCGTAAACAGATCATTGTTCTCCGAAAACGAACCATCCGCAAACTTGTTTACAAACACCTCCTCTTTAGAATCAATCCGATCTAAAACATTGGGATACGGAAGCATCTCAATTTTTACCGATCCGTCTGCTTGAGGATGCAGGATTCGACATGTCCTTTCGTGTGGATTCAAACACTGGGTTCCACACCAAAGAAAACTGGTGGTATACGAAATTGTGGGGTTCATGTAGACCATCCCCATCTTTGTGATACGATACATTTGTGTATATAGACGCGCTGTATTTAAACTATACATACATGAGACCAAGTGTAACCGCAAAAAACACCGAGGCATGGAGGAGTAGACCGAATCCTGTGGGGAGTCCATTCTCGAATATACGGAATGTTGTGTAAGGTCCCGTCATAGATGTCACAAGACTATCCATCACGCGAAATGTAATGGGGTTGGCAAGAATGTAGAACAGGAGACCCTGGAACGCCGAGATCTGGAGTTTCTGTGCAGCAGTAGGACCAGCCATTGTTTTTCTTATT